CGCGCCAAGACTAGCTGCGAGAATGAATTTTTCCGAGTACCCGCCACCGCCACCGCCAGAGCCTAAGCCGGTTTGTGCAGATGCGCCCAACGCACCGCCACCGCCGCCACCGGGAGCCTGCACCCTGACCCGTACAGCGCGCAGATTGGCCGGTTTTGTCCATGTCGCACTGGACGTATAGGCTTGTACGGCCCCCAACGTATAGGATGTTGGGGCTATTGCTGCAAGCGCCGCCGCCGCAGTTGTTGCTCCAGTACCGCCCTGCGCGACAGATAGCGCGGTAGTGAGTCCCGACAGGCTTGTAATATTGCTATTTGCGCCAGATGTCGCGGTCTGCTCAAACCTCATGGCGTCACCATTTGCCGTCCCCGCAGCAAGCCCCGTGAGCTTGTTATTGCCCATCGGGATATTCGCGGTAGCGGGGGATTGACCGTCGCGGGTCATGGCGTTCGTAAGCCCTGCCGCCAGGTCTGCTATCGTCGCGTTGTGCACTGAGCTGCTGATCGTCGTCCCGGTGACTACCGGGTTTCCAGGCGTGTACGGGGAGAATGTTCCGGAGCCGTTGTAGGCCATGGTTTGTCCTTAAACGAGAAAAGCGCCACTAGGGCGCCTTGGGTTGTTAAAATGACGAAGCCCGGCTAGTGCGCTAACACTGCCGGGCTTCTAACCAAACCATCGTTATTGAGGAACGACAGCATGGCTACTCGCAAGTCTACTATCAAGCGCCCATCACGCATTGAGGGCAATCTGGCTTACATACAACTCACCAGAGGATACGAGGCCGTCATCGACGCCGACGATATGCCGCTGGTCGCGGGCTTCAACTGGTATGCGCTTGTGACTGGAAACACGGTGTATGCCACGCGGTACATAAGAATCGACGGGAAGCCTCGAACAGTCCTTTTGCACCGTGTGCTGCTTGATGCTGACGACAGCTGGTTCGTGGATCACATTGATCGCAATGGTCTAAATAATTGTCGCCAAAATCTGCGGCTTGCAACACCTGCGCAAAACCAACACAACCAACGCACCAATACTGCGAATAGATCGGGCTACAAAGGCGTTCACTTTCACAAAGGCGGGAGAAAGTGGTGGTCACAAATTACGGTCAACGGAAAAAGAATAAGCCTTGGGTTGCACGACACACCAGAATCCGCCCACGCCGCATATTGCGCCGCAAGTTCTGCAATGCACGGGAAGTTTGGCAGAACGGCCTAGATGCCGCACAATGCGGCTTCGGAGGTGATGAATGGAAATGTTGGACTACATGATTTGGAAGGTAGTCGCTCTGGCCGTACTGGCTTTTGTCGTCGGAATAGCTATCGGATCAAAGAAGAAGTAGCCGGTGCGCTGCGCAACAGCATCTGTTGCAGCTCAGGGTTTACTAGCAACTCTGCAAGCTGCGTTGCTTGCGACATTTGTGGCGCGCTGCCTACTAATGCCTTTTGGGCGCCCTTGCGGAACATGATCGAGCGCGCCGCAGCCGGTGCCAGGAATGGAACAGCCGCACCAGCCACCGCCAAGGGGGCAGACAAGGCCGCGCCGCCTGCCGCAAATCCAGCCGTTCCGCCGCCCGTCGCAAGCAACGCAGACGCCATCGACTTCAAGTTGTGTGCCGCAGGGCTCCCAGCTTGCTGCGATGTTTGGGCAATCTTGGGGAATGCGCTGGCGAATTTACCGGCCACGTCCAGCCCATCAGATAGCGGCAAGCCCTTTTCATGCATTCGCCCCAGCACTCGTGCATCAATCGTGCCAGATGCGTCATTCAATGCCCGGCCAACCGTGTATGTCTTGGCAATTTCCTTGCGCGCATCCCGCAGAGCCGGAATTAGCTCCGGTTTACCAGCCGACGCCGCGTGCTGCTCCAAAGCATTTTCCAGTTGATCGGATAGGGCTTTTGCCTCCTTCGCCAGCTTCAAATCATCCGGCCTTGCCGACCTGTTGTAAGCCTTGAACCACCCCTGCGATTCATTGCGCGCGACCTTCAGGGCCTCAAGGTCCGCCGCCGCCTGCGGCGACAGGTTTGATACCTCTGCGTATGCTTTCCCAGCCGTCTTGCGCAAATCTTCCAGCGCACCGGCTGAGAGGGGCGCGTCATCAGCGATTCCTAGCGACTTGCGAACCAGACCGTCCGTAATTTCCGAGTTCTTCAATGACGCCAGTTGCGCGGTCGCCTGCTTCCCGGAAACGGACTCGATAATCTGGTTTTTCAGCGATGGCTTGACCATGTTTGGCGGGATGATGTACCCGGCCTCCACCGAATCTTTGATGGTGTCATTCACCGTTGCCTTGCGGTTCCAATTCTTCAGGGCCTCAGCGTACCGCTTGGAAGAAGCCTCTCCAACGGCTTGACCGGCTTTCCCGGCAATCTGGATCACGCCCGGAGCAATACCGCCGACCAGTGCGCCCGTGTCAGCGTCTTTGGGGTTTATTGCGCCAGCAGTGGCCGCACCATTCACGGCGCCGCCAGCCGCACGAACAGCGGCACCATAGGCGCCCGTAGCGCCGCCAGCATTCATGCCGCCAGTCTGAATCGCAGGGATCAGGCTTGGCAATGCTTGGGCAAGTCCTGGAACCTTCAAAAGCAGATTTCCAAGCAGGCCGCCGATCCCGCTTGTCCCGGCGATTTCCGTGCCCAGCTTTGCCGTCTTGAATTGCGTTGATTCTGGATTCGCCCCAAGCTGCGTTAGCGCATCGTCCATTTTTGTGCGTCGTTCTTCGTTTTCCGCTCCCGACTCAAATGGGCGGATCAAGGTCGCGCCAATAGAACCAGCGCCGCGCGCGGACCCTGCGAAGGTGTCAACCGGAGAGTAATTCATGGCTTTGTCGTAGCCCTCTCCGCGAATGTTCATCGGCTGCGGTTTCTGCGCTTCGACTTTGGCCGACTCTTGCGCCGCGCTCCAGTGGCTTGATGCAGCTTGCTGCAATTGCTCGTCAGTTGCGCCATCTGGCCCTTCAATGCGCAGGATGGACCCGTCTGGTGCTTGTACGCGATATACGGGCATGGCTACTCCTTACCTAGCACCTTGAAAACTGGACCGCCGCTTGTAGGCTCTGGAATATCCTCGAACGGCACGTTGCCCATCTTGCCGCTCTTGCGAAGATTCCCGATAACAGAGTTCGCGCGCTTGATGGATGCTCGTCCGGCTCGTTCGTTCAGGTCTGCAAGGCGGCCAATCGTTCCGGCATTGAGTTCGATATTGCCGCTCTTTGCGCGCTCCAGGAATTGGCGATCCTTGTCGGTGAAACCCTGACCGCTTCCAAGGCCAGAACCCGAGATTGCATCCATGGTCTGGCTTGCCAGCAGCGATGCAAGAGTCTCCGTGTCCTTAACGTTGGTGCCATCAATGATCCCGGCAGTTGCAAGCGCCTTATTCAGCGACAGGCGCGCTTCCGCACCGGTTCCCGTCATAGGGTTCTTTTTCAGCAATTCCTTAACGGCCATTGCCGTTTGGATGCGTTGCGGCGCACCCTTTCCGGCGTCGATAGCGGTAACGTCCTGTTTTGCAAGGCCCTCGGCCACATTGCCGAAGTAGCTCTTGTCGGTGTTGACGTTGTTGGTTATGCTGGTTTTGCCAGATGCCGCGATCTGCTTGCGCGCGTCGATCAGCGGCGCATTGGGGATCAGCTTGCCAGTGCCGTCATCAACAAGCAATTCCGTGCGCGGATTTGCTGCGTCCGCCTGCTTCGGAATGACGGTGCCAGGTGCAACGGTGTACGGGTTGACGAACTGCCCGTTGACTGCCTCCGGCTTCGCTGGCTGCGCGCCGCCGCGCTGGAATGTGCTCAGTGGCTGTGGGCTGTTCACATCGACAAACCCGCTCACCATGCCGCCCTGTCCGTCCGGCTTCTCGTACTTCTCCCATTTCGGGGTTTTCGGCAGCAGGCCAGAGAGCTTGCTATCGAGCACCTTCCCGGCGAAACCGGCAAACAGCGGGTTTTCCTGGTTGCCCATCGCAATCCCAAGCGCCTTGTTAATGTCAGGCGGCTGCGCCGGCACGTGCTGCGTTGCCGCCTCGTCGCCCATTTCGTTCGCTGGCGTGTCGAACGTCTGCGCGGGCTTGCCGGACAGCGCGTCCACAAGAGCCTGCGTCGATGCGCTGTTGCGCTGGTTGTAAGCGGTGCGGGCGTCCTGCATCTTGGTGTCTGCGGCCTCGTCCGTCTTGCGTGCGGTGTAGCCCTTGAGCAGTTGCGCCAGGCCCTGCGTCCAGCTCGGCGGCACGTACATTTGTCCGGCCATCTGTCCTTGCAGAGGCTGCGTTGCTTGCTCTCGCAGCGTTTGTGCAAGCTGGCGCTGGCGCTGTGCCTGCTGGTTTGCCAGTTCAAACTCCGACCCCGGAGCCATATAGCTAGGTGCTTGAGCCATTACAACGCCCCGTAGTTGACCATCAGATAGCCGCTCTCATGCACAGCGACGGCCTGCGGCTTGACCTGCAATACATCCTGCGCCATAACGCCGATTTGCTCCGGCCCGCCGAACTTGTAGAAGTATTTGTAGACAGGCAGGCCGCTTGCAGTCTCGCCAATCCGGCGAATGGCGGTTTTCAGGCGCGAATCAGACAGGAACGACAATGCGCCCGCAGGAGCGCCCAAAGCAGCGCCACCCAACCCGAATAGGCCGGACATGAAATTGCCGCTTGCCGCGTTCTGCGCGTTCACGCCCTGCATCGCCGCGTTGTATTGGGAATTGGTCGCCCCGAGCAAATCCGGCCCGGCCACCTGGCCTTGTTGCGGTGCGTTGGAGAATGTCGGGTTCGTCACCTGTGCGCCGGTACGCAGCGCGTTGAGCTGGTTCAGGTCGCGCGAGCCGAAATACTGTTGCTCTTGAATGCCCTGCTGGCGCCCCTGCTGCCCCAGGCTTATCCCCTGCAATGCAGCCTGTGAATAGGCGTCATTCTTCGTGCGCCCGAAGTCGTCCTGTGCGTTCTTCCAAGCCTCGGACCCTTGGGTGATGCCCTGGTTCTGCAGCTTGTTTTCTAGTGCGGATTGGTCGCGGTCGAACTGTGGTTGCAGTCGGCGCATGATCGCGTCCTGACCCGTTTCGCCGGGGTTGAACACGTTTTGCGGCAATGCCGAATCGTTCCATCCCTGCCCCATTTGTCCCGCAACGCGCTGCGTCCCCTGATCCTGCAATCCAGCAAGGCCCGCGCTTGTCTTGTTCTGCTGGTTAAGCAGCGACTGTTGATCGGGCGAGAGGTTGACGTAGCTATTCCATGAGTCCTGATCGCCGGGATTCTGCGAGTACGTCAGCGACCCATAGGGCGTGTACGTGTTGACCCGGTTCGCTTTGGTTGCAAGACGGGAATTTTCTAGATTCCCCTCTGCCGTTGCGTTTGCTGCTCCGGTGTAGTCCGGCGCCGGTGGCGCTGATGCTTTTCCGCCCATGTCAGTCCTTCAGAAATCGGCACTGCTGCCGGGTCATCGTCAAAATATGTAGATCGCCAGATTTCCCGGCGTCCTTGATTACGGCCTCTTCGACAAATCCAAGGTGCTTGTCAAACGTCATCGCGGCTTCGTTCGTTGAATCAACAAGGCCGATAATCTTCTTGACCTTCATTTGGTCGAACGGGTATGCAAAGCAAAACCGCAGGTATTCGCGCGTCATCCAGCGTTTACCCGGTTCTGCGGCCACATGCATCTGCACTGATTGGCCGTTGAAGTTGTCGAACAGCACACCGGCCACCAGTTCGCCGCCGCGCTCTAGCCCGACGCCTTGCCCTGATCCTTGGTAGTACGTGCCGCCAGTTCTCTGCGCCGTCCAATGACAGACGGCCTCGCCAAAAACAAGCCTAGATGACACCGCCGACACTCGCTAGATAGTCCGTGGACGCCCAGCGCAACCTTGCGCCCTTGGTCGATCCCTTGAGGTGCGCGGAGAAGCAATAGCCGACGCCCGATACGGTCTGCCATTCCTTCTTGATTTCCAAGTCGCCGCCCCATGCTGCCACATCCCATGTGCCGGAATCCCACGATCCTGCGGTGGATGGTGAAAACGTCGGCGTTCCTGTTGGCGCCGTCAGGTCGAAGTCCACATTGACGCCGAGCAATAGACCGACATTCCCATCCGTCGAAATGATGGGTCTAGCCATGCTCACATGCTTGTTTTGACTGGAATTGCCAAGATAGTTGAAACTCTGCTGTCCGTCGAATGCAATGTTGTTGCCGTTGTCCGTGTATGAGTCCCACGCCTTGCAGACAACCCCATTCCCACCGAAATACAGCGAATCGTTATGCAGTTCAAAGCACGCTGCGTTCCACCCTAGAAAGCGCGACCATGCCCCGGTGATCGTGTTCATGGCGAGTTGGTACGACACGGAAGCCGACACGGGGACATTCACCAGCAGCATGTTTTCCTGCGGGAACTGCACGGTCTGCCAGCCGAAATTCCCGCCGTAGAGCGTCGTGTATTCGCTCATGACGGTTTGTATCTTGTCCGTCAAGGTTTCGCGCGAACTCACCCGCGACGACATCAGGGACTTGGACAGCGGCAATAGGCCATCGCGGCTGATAACCGTCAGATCACCCGCGTATTTGCGCATGCACCTACGCCCGATTGGGGAACCAACGTCATAGATGCCGATCAGCGCCCACGTTGACGCGCTTGCCGGGTCGTTGCCCTTGTAGATCGCCATCTGACCCTCAGAGGTGGCAAACACCGCGTAGTCGTCCATCCCATAACCAGCATCGAGCGACCATGACCCCATCGACACCAGATACCCGCCCCGGGTAAACAGGCTGGAAAAGTTGATGGCATTGGCCGCGCCTCCGATGGAGGATGTCGGCAGATACCAAACCTTCATGGTGTTTTTCTCGATGAACCACAAGCGTGACTGGTGCGAACAGATGTTGGTCAGGCTAGTCGTCGTGACGCCGGTAATCGCTGGGGTGGACACTCCATCGACGGCAACCCATGTGGAGCCGTCATACAGTTGAGGCTTGTCCACGCCGTTGACCATGTAGAGGAAATTCCCGCCGCTGGTGCCGAAGTTGACGTGTTGCCACTTGTCGGAGGTTTGCCCGCTGACAACCGCCGCGCCCACCGCCCCGGACGCGCTCACGTCATAGATGTATTCGCCGACAGCCGCGTAAAGCTCCTGCGTCCCGCTGGGGGGAGAGTACGAGCAGACCGAATTGATCATGCCAGTCATGCCGGTGGCCCATTGGCTATAACCGGCCCTCACAGCAACATCGGTGGGACTGCAAAACATATTGTCCAGAGATACCGCGTCTTTTGGGGCCATGTCCGCCAGTGGATCGCGGGCATTCCAGCCGCCAACAGGCGCGGGCACGCTGACCGTGCGCGATACCTGCGTGCGCTTCAATGGGCGCTGCGCTACTCTCATACGTTCCACGACCCAGCAGGAACCACGATGGCGGGCTGAATCTCCCAGCGCGCACCGGACAGGTCTAGTATTGGCTTGCTGGCATCGCGCCCCATCGCATCAGCTAGTCGGCGCTCGTATTTTGCGTAGTCCTCGGCGTAGTCCAGCCCTTTGGCATTCTTCCAGCGCCAGATGGTCCCCAAGACGATCAAATCACCATTGATCTTTGGCGTGTCGAGGTCATTCGTCCACGTGTCGGACGTTGATCCGGTGGACGTTGTAATCCAATTCTTGGACTGGTACTCAAAATAGCAGTTGTCTCCAGCGGACGGCGCCGGATAGAAGTTGATCGCATCACCCATCACCCGGTAGGAGTTGAATGGACCGTTGATCTGATTGGCAATCGACTGTTGCCATTCCTGCGCTGTTTTCGGACCATAGACAGGCCGGCGCAGCGTGCGGTTCCAGATCGTGTCGTTGACGATGTAGTCCAGGCCAGGGGCAATCGCCGCCACCGTTGTCTGCAACTGCGCGGCAACGGTCGTAAATGTGGCCTCGCCGCGCAGCGACTGCCAGGCGTACCGGGTCGCCTGTTCCTGTCCCTCTTCCTCACACAGGCTCAGGATCTGCAAAACCTGCAAGTCGATAGACGTGACGGCAGCCGCTGGCTTCGGTATCCCAATGCGCCGGCATGCGGCCTGGATGATTTGCAGGCAGTTCACAGTTACTCCTTATGCGGTTTCGGCTTCGGCGCGGCGCCCGCGCTTGACTTCCAGCGCGTCCATGCGGGCGGCCATCTTGTCGATTTGCTCTTGCTGGCGGCGCACCGTCTCGTTTGCCTCGGCAAGCTCTTTGACAACGGGAGACAGGTCTTTCTTTGCCTGAATCTCGGCCTTCGCCATGTCCCGAAGCACCCGGCCATCAAGGCCAATTTCACCCAGCGACGAATCAGGCGTTGCGGCCAGGTCTTCAAGCGTGGGGAACTTGCGGACCAACTGTTCGCGGCGCGATTTCAAAATGCGTTCCCAAGTAATCAGCGGCGTGCCGTGACGCGGGATTTCCTTGCCTTCGCGGAATGACGCCAGACCGGCCTTGAACTCGCTCACCCAAGAATGGTCGTAGCGACCTTCGCGCGCCTCGCGCCCCTTGCGTTCAATGAACTCATCGGCGAAAAACTCCAGCGGGTCGCCCTTGTGACCATGCGGGGTAATGAGAATGAAAGTCATCATCTTGGGGACTTCGTAGCCAGCCTCTTTGCTGGCAACTGGGTCAAATCCATGCTCGCGGTCTTCGAACATAAAAAACGGAACTCGGCTAGTCGGGTCGGCGTAGGCCATCAATAAATCTCCGGTTGCGAAGCGGTATCGCTTCTGTTTGAACACGGCATGCACAAACAGAAACGCCCTCCGAAGAGGGCGCTTGCGGTAAGCCTTGCTGGCTTAGGTCACGATCTGCATCGTGGACGGGTTGTTAATCACGCCAGAACCGTAGCCCGTATAGGTGCCGGTCAAGGTGATCGAACCCGTAGCCGTTGCCAGCTTGTCGGCGGTCCCGATGGACGTGCCCATGTAGACGGTCTTGCCGTCCGGGTCCAGCGCAGCGACAACCGTCGAAGCAGGCACACCCGTACCAGACAGCGCCATCCCGAGGAATGCGCCGTCGTAGCCAGCCGACAGGAACAGCTTGTTCTGTCCCGAGAAGGTGGCAGCGGCAAAGGTCTTGGTGCCGGTCGCAGAAATGCGATTGCGAACACCCAGCACTTGCTTTCCGGTAGCGGTTGCGCCCAGGATGCCAGCGGCAGCGATAGCCAGAACACCATCAGCGGCAACGGTCGCATTCGTCTTGTAGACGGCGCGGCCTTCCAACTGAATCCACCCGAACGAGCCGGACGGGATAGGTGCCATGGCAACGCCCCAGGCGAAACCTTGGGTCACGGTGGATGGCAGGAGAGACGCGGTAAACGTCTCGTCCCACATCACCACCGAACCCTTGAGAATCGCGGCGTTGGATGCAACGTACATGAAACGGCCCGCACCCCAAAAGGGATCGACTGCCGTAACAGACATTCCCAGCGGGTGGCGCTGAGTCGTATCGGGCACAAACCAGTCGTTGAACGGCTGAGTGCCCATGGTGGGGGAGATTGCTGCAAACATAGTGTTCTCCTTACGCCTTCATGACGCCTTGCAGCGAACGGTTCGACACGCCGACATTGCCCTGCCAGATGATCGACTTGACCAGCGCGTCTTGGTTGATGGACTCAACGTCGTCCAGCATGGTCATGTTGGCGTCTTGGTGGACGATCATTTCCAAGTAGTCGGTGTTGAGGAAGTAGGCGTGCGCCGATGGGATGCCGCCCGACGAGTCGAAGAACACATCAGCGGTCTTGTACTTCATCGAAACCATGCCGCCCTTGCCGTTCTCGTCGCTGGTGTAACGCTTCAGGCTCGACTGCGATTGCTCGTAGAAGGTGAAGTAGTCATCAGACATGACGATCAGGTCAGGCGTGTCGGTGCCGCGAGTCAGCTTGATCCACAGCGGGAGCATCAGGCTTTCGATGGTCGTTGCCGATGGCGTAATGCCGGCGCCGCCTTGCAGCGGAGCAGCGGCCGACTGGACCACGTTTTGCCAAAAGCCGTAGGTGCCCGAGTTGATGCCGCCGACAGTGCCGGTGCCCGCATCAGCCACCAGCGACTGCAAGCCGCCGATCTGGTTGGTTGCGGTGCCGTCGCTATACAGGTCGGTAGACAGACCGTTAGCAAACGAGTGCTGCGCATTCTTCACTTTCGCTTTCACGAAGTTGATGATGCGGTTCTCGCCGCTGTTGGTCCGCATTTCCAGACCGGACACAGCGATGTTGACGGCCACTTGACGCCACGGGAACTCAGCAGCGGACAGAACGTCCACGGCGCTGATGTTCAGGGTGTCGTAGCCGCTGTAACGCTGGTACGTGCTGTTGGCCGCGTATTCCAGCGGGCAAACGATGCTCAGACCGCCGTCTTCCATGCGGACGCGACCGCCTGCGGAGAGTTTGCGGAACAGCGCGTTGTGCTTGGACACGTTGTCGGTGATGTCCTTGCGGTGATTCCGGTAGGTCGTGGTGACCAGCTCGGAAAATACTGCGAAATTGCCCGCAGCGTAGCCTTGACCGGGAGAGGCCATGATTGATTACCTTTCAGTTGATTTAGGCCGCGTTCTGCAGTCGTCGCAGAGTGGCCCTGATGGTTTCGTCCATAGTTCCTATGGGCTGTGTCACCGGCATCGAAGGACGGCGCGCCACGTTGACGCTCGCCGCCTCTTTTGCCGCTTTTGCCTTCTGTGCTGCTTCCTCTCGCTGCGCTGCGATCTGCTGTTGGAGCATTGCGGCGCGGGTCGTCGGATTGGCATAGACGGCTTGCTCATAGGCATCCGCTAGGTCTTTGGCCTGTCCTGCTTGTAGAAGCGCGGACATGTGGCCCTTGACACTCTCGAAGTGACTATGTTTCGGGTCTGCTGCGAATGCCGCGATGGTGCTGTTTAGCTCCTGCTGCTCTCGCTGCGCGCCCTGTTGGGTCTGGTTTTGCAATGCCGTCTCAAGCTGCTGTAAACGCTGTTGGAGCGTGAACACCTGCTGATCGGCTTGCGGAATCTGTTGTGCGTTAGCCAGGTCAACCCCGTAGGACTGCGCCAGTTGATGCATATACATCTGCTTTTCAACCGGCGAGCCATAGCGCAACTTGTGGTCTGCACTCAGCAGCGCATCAAGTGCTTTTTCTGCTGATATGCCCTGCGTTTCTTCCAAATGCTTAAGCGTCTGCTGGTACGGCTGCAGCACGTTGGCAACTGAGTCGGCAAACTGCGCCTTTGCGCGGTAGCCCTCGATTCCCTTGTGGAAATCAGCCTCACGGCGCGACACCTCGGCCTGTACATCAGGCGGCAGCGTGGCCCACTTGGCAGCGACTTCCTTCTTCCATGTGTTCGGAGCCGGCGCAACCTCTGGCGGCGTCTCGGCTGCGACCAGCGGATCTACAGAACTTTCCGCCGCTGCTGGCGCGTCGGGGGCTTTGAAACGGCCCGCTTCGTCGCGCAGGCGCTGCGCTTTTTCCTCGCTGCTCTCTGGCGCTTCCTTCTCCCCCTCGACCTCCATGCCGCGCGTCTTGAGGCTTTGCAGCGTCTCGCGGATGGTGTCGTCCATCGACTTTTCGATGGGCGTTTCAACAACTTCAGGGCTTGCCTGTTCTTCAACTTCGGCGGTTGCGCCTTCGTTTTCGATCATTCAACTATCTCCAGACGTAAAAAAACCGCATCTAGTGCGGTTCGGTGATCAGGCCAATGCCTGTGCTTTCTTGCTGTCGGGCAACTCCTGCCACGCCTTCCTGACCGTGTGGTCCAGGGCGGCGTCGGCCTTTGCCTCATCGTATTGCCGTTGCCGTGCGGCTTCCTTCTGCTCCTGCTCCTTGCCCTCCCATGGGCGAGTGCCGGTGCGCTTGAAATCCTCGCGCCGCTGCGCCCTGCTGGTGATCCACTTGCCACTAGCTGGTGACTCATAAGCCGGGATGTCCACAATGCCCATCGGGGCGCTATAGATGCGCTTCTCGGTAGGGCGTCCGCAACACTGCGGCGTGTCCAGATACTGCGAGACCGGGCGCACGTATTCGTGCCGCTTGCCGCACTGCAAGCATTCGCTTTCGTAGATCATTTCTCGGCCGTCTTTGCCGCACTGATTTGTGCGCTGTTGAGCGTTGTTTGCGCGCTCACCTCGGCAATCTCCAGCTTTGCGGCGTTGTTGATGTGTGCCAGCAGGATCTGAATCTGACCTTCTGCCGCCTTCATGCGCTCATCTGACTGCAGGCGCTGCGCCTCCAATGCTGCATCCAGCTTCGCTTGCTGCTCTGCCCTCGCGGCCTCTAGCTGGTTCTGGTGCGCGTTCTGCTCGGCCTGCACTTGTTGTTCATGGGCCTGCAATTGCTGCGCAAGACCAGCCTTGTATTGCTCCATCTGCTGATCGGCGG